AGACTTATTAAAAGGAGAATAAATGAAAACATTACAAGAACAATATAACCAAATTAAAAATGGAAAAGGTAGTAAACATATTTTCCTAAAAGAGGTTAAAGCAAATTACCCTCACTTAGTACGTAATGCTGCTGGGTTTGAGGAAGCAAGTTCTGCTTTAATTAAAAGAGATATTATAGCAGAAAATATTCATGTAGCTACAGGTTCAACAGAAAAACCAAATTGGTTTAAGCTATTTGATGATAATATGAATTTAATATCTGAGGAAGAAGCTAAAGCTATTGAGAAAAAAACATCAAAGGAAGTAACTGATTTGCAAGCTCCAACAAAAGGGTATGATTATAAAGATGATAAAATGCTTAATAATGTATCTGGTGAGCAATTTCGTCAAGGTTACTTTACAGAACTTACAGATGTAGCTAACAAAGATAAAACTAAAGAAGAATTAATTGATTTAGTGATCAAAAATATTGATAAGAATCCTTTATACTATGTTGAGGAAGCTCAATTTGGGGTTAAAGGTATTGGTTATACTGAAGAAGCACCTGCTTTAGGTAAAGGAAAAATGGTAAAAGATCCTGGTGTAGGTGGTGGATACGGTGAAGCTACTAAAAAAGACTTCCCAGAGGGGGAAGTAGGTACTGGTTATTTAGAATTAAAAGAAAATAAAATGATATCATTAATAGATTTATATGAAAATAGTCCTTTAGGTGAAGCACCTAAAAAGGTAAAAAAGAAAAAAGTAAAAAAAGAAACAACAGATAGCAAATTAGCTGAAATTGAAAAAAATGGAAGAATAGCTACTCTTGAATTACAGATTAACGCTTTAGAAGAAATTATTGAAGGAAAAAATGATAGAATTTCTATGGTTACTGAAGATGATAGTTTATCTGAATTAGTTGATAAAAAGAAAATGAAAGAAATGCAACGCGAAGTAAAACTTTTAGAAAAAAAGAAAGCGGGCATGGAAAAAATGTATGAAAAAATGTGTGGTAAATCATATAAAAGAATGGTTGACGAAGATACAGAAGTTGCTGAAGGTAGTAATGATAATAGCAATTTAGGTAGTAATGATAATAGCAACGAAAATTCTAATGATAACCCTGAATCATACTCAGGACTAGAAAGGTTTAGAACCAAATAAAAAACAATATGAGTCAATTATTAATTGAAACCCATGTATTTAAACCTAAGGGTTTAAGATTAACTGAATCCAAATCAAATAGAGGTCTTCCTTTAGTTGAGGGGATATTAGCTACTGCTGAAGTTAAAAATGGAAATGGTAGATACTATTCAAAAGATTTATGGGAAAGAGAAATTAATAAGTACCAAGTATTAGTTGATGAAAATAGAGCTATGGGGGAATTAGATCACCCCGAATCCTCAGTAATAAACTTACAAAATGTATCACATAATATATCAGATATGTGGTGGGATGGAGATAATGTAATGGGTAAAATAGAAATATTACCTACTCCTAATGGTAATATACTTAAATCTTTAGTTGAAAGTGGTATTACTGTAGGTGTATCTTCAAGAGGAATGGGTTCACTTAAAGATGTTGGTGGTTTAATGGAAGTTCAAGATGATTTCGAATTATTATGTTGGGACTTTGTATCAACACCTTCAAATCCAGATTCATTTATGCATTTAGTAAGAGAAAATAAAGAATTTAAATCACAAGATAAATATAAAAAAGTAAATAATATCCTAGGAGAAATATTATGTGCCCATGGTTCATGCCCTATGATATAATTTTAAAAATTTTACCCCTGATTCCTGAGAAGAGGCGTTTTCATTTTTTTGAAGCGCCTTTTCGCTTTTTATATCTTTACATATACGTATAATTGATAATATGCCATTTCTTATATGGCATCAGAAATTTAATTATAACCCCCTATTACGTTTCTTGAATAAACGTAGTTTCCCAACAAAAATTTAGGAAAAATGAACAGAAACTTTTTAAAAGAAGCAATCGCTGATGCTAAAGCAGTCAAAGAATCTGCTATAGCAAATGCTAAAGTCGCTCTTGAAGAAGCTTTCTCCCCACAAGTTCAAGCCATGTTTGCTAGTAAGCTAGAAGAAATGGAAAAAGAAGATGTGGATGAAGGATACGACGAGATTGATGAGGCAAAAGATGATGCTGATATTTCAGAAAAGAAAGAGTACATGACCAAAAAAGAGAAACGCGAAGGTGACGATCGTAAGTCTGATAATAAGGCTGAGACTGAAACTGAAAAGATGCGTAAGATCAAAGAGGAAGATGACATGGACTTGGATGAAATTTTAGCAGAATTAGAAAAAGATGAAAATCTTAAAGAAAATGCTCGAACAGACGCTGAAGAAGAAGGCTACAAAGACGGTATGAAGGACGAAAAAGAGGACTTGAAAGAGGACGAACGTACGGATGCTGAAGAAGAAGGCTACTTAGACGGTGAAAAAGACGAGAAAGAAGACATGGAAGACGAGGACGAAGAAATCGATCTTGAAGATATGTCTGAAGAAGATCTTAAGAAATTTATCGAAGATGTAATCGAAGATATGGTTAATGCAGGTGAAATTGAAGCCGGTGAATCATTCGAAGATGATGTTGATGTTGATGTTGACGTAGACGGTGAAATTGAAGTAGAAGACGATGAAATGACTTCTGTGGATGTAGCTGAAGCTAAAGAAGACATTGATGAAGGTAAAGAAGAAATGGACGAAGCAAAAGATGAAATGGATGAAATGAAAAAAGATTTAGATGAAGCAATGGAAACAATTGCAACATTAAGATCTGAATTAAATGAAATCAATTTATTGAATGCTAAGTTACTTTACACAAATAAAGTGTTCCGTGGCAAGAATTTGTCAGAAAATCAAAAAGTTAAAGTATTAGGTGCTTTTGATAAAGCTGAAACAATTAAAGAAGTAAAACTTGTATTTGAAACTATCAATGGTAGTGTAAAAGCAAAATCAACTACTAATAAATCTATTAGCGAAAGCGTTAGAACAAAAGGTAGTGCTTCTAATTTGACTTCAACTCCAAAAGTAACTAAAAAACAACCAATTGTTGAGTCTGATGAAATGGTCGCTCGCTTTAAAAAATTAGCTGGAATAATCTAATTTTAACATTAAATTAAAAATTAACTAAAATTAAAAACGTAAAAAAATGAGTCAATTAAATTCTCTTTTAGAAAGCGCTAATCCTTACAAATCACTACAAAGTGATGCTGCAAGATTAGCCAACAAATGGGATAAGACAGGTTTGTTAGAAGGTGTCGGTACTGAGACTGAGAAAAACAATATGTCTATGATCCTTGAAAACCAAGCTAAGCAATTAGTTATGGAAGAAAGTAACACAGGTGGTCCACTTCCTGGTGCAGGTACATTTACTCCTGGAACAGGTGCACAATGGGCTGGTGTTGCTCTACCATTAGTAAGAAAAGTATTTGGTCAAATCGCAGCGAAAGAATTCGTTTCGGTTCAACCAATGAATCTTCCTTCTGGTCTAGTATTTTATTTAGATTTCCAATACGGAACTACTAAAGCTCCTTTCACTGCTGGTGATTCACTATATGGTGATACTGATGGAAATACTCCATTCGGTAACGGTGCTACAGGTGGTCTTTATGGTGCTGGTAGATTTGGATACTCAATTAACAATACTCAGTCTGCTGCTTATACTGTAGCATCTGCTTCTGTTGATTGGTACACTGATTTACAAGCTGATTCTTCAGTATCTCAGTCTTATGCTGCAGGTGCTTCAGGTCAAATCGTAAAACTAGCTATCCCAACTTCTGCATTCCCTGATTATGACACTAGAGGTGTTAAAGGTTTTTACCTTTCAGGTGCTGCAGCTGATTTACCAGCAGGAGCTACTCAATACCCACAATTTACAAAAATCAATGGTAATAACATTGAATTCTTTGTAGGTTCTGATGTTGTAGAAGGTGCTTCATTGAAAGTTGAATATTTACTACAAACAAATGACGCTCAAAGAGGTGATTTTGAAGATGGTAATAACAACTTAAATGCTGATAATACACCAATTTCAATTCCTGAAATTAACATTCAAATGCAGTCAGAAGCAATTGTTGCTAAGACTCGTAAATTGAAAGCTGTTTGGACTCCTGAGTTCGCTCAAGATCTTAACGCTTACCATTCTTTGGATGCTGAAGCTGAATTAACATCAATCATGAGTGAGTACATTTCATTAGAAATCGACTTAGAAATTCTTGATATGTTAATCGAGTCTGCTGCTGCAGGTACTGAATACTGGTCAGCTCAAAACAACTTATCATTAGCTTCAACAGGTGTTGTAGATGCTGATTTAGGTTTCTATAACTCACAAGGACAATGGTTC